TTGATGCGTTGCTTGCCGACATTTATGATCCGCTGATTGGCGAGACATATCCGGCTTTGTCGTGTTGCAACAACGAAGACATTGCCAAGCGATGCCTGGTCAAGAACGCACCCAAAGTCATTTGGGCCGTCCAAGGTAATGCCGACTTTAACTCCCGTTGTGCGGTGATGCTTCGTGAAGTATTTAGACAGGGGCAGATTAAGTTGCTTATCCCTGACTTTGATATGGAAGAAACCCTTGCGGATTTGCCCGGGTACAACAAGTTAAGTCCGTCCGACAAAATCAATTTGCAGTTGCCGTATGTTCACACATCGTTGCTGGTCAATGAATTGATTAACCTCGAACACGAAGTTCGGGGGAATGTCATCAAGGTCAAAGAGAAATCAGGTATGCGCAAGGACCGATACAGTTCGCTTTCGTACAACATCTTTGTTTCAAAAGAAATCGAACACGCACAAAACATTGCGAAATCAAAAGTGTCAGGGGGAGGGTTCGTTATGAAATTCGCCCCACCAAAAATTAAATAAAGGAGGTTGATGTGGACCCGAATAAATACGAACAAGTCTTCAAGGACGAAAACTTTAAGATGTTCTTTGCAAAGGAACTCACAAGGCAAATGCTGTTCAATCCAAAACAGTCAACCTCTGGTGGCGAGACTTACACGAAGTACACCAAAGAACAAATCGTGCAGTGGCTTCAAAGCCCTGCGGTCAATGAAAAGAACCTTCGCAACGCATCGGTGTATATGTACTTGTCATCAATGCACTATCAACGATTGATCGTGTTCTATTCGAGCATGTTGCTTTGGAAATATGTAATCTCGCCGGTGCAGTTTGAAACCGTTGATGACAAAGATATGGATTCATTCAAGCGGAATTATTTCAAGGTGGCCAGTTTGCTTGAGACGATGAATCTACCAGATATGATGCGGGTTATTTTGACATCTGTACTGCGAGAAGGAGTTTACTTTGGTGTGCGATGGTTCGACAAGAATACATCGTTCCTGCAAAAAATTAACCCAGACATTTGCAAGATTGCCTTCGTCCAAGACGGCGTATTCCTTTACAAAGTTGATATGAGTCGTATCAAGAAGACGGATTTGTGGAAGTACCCGAAGCAATTCGAGTCGATGTATGCCACATACGAAAAGGAAAAGGAAAAGTGGCAGGAAGTTCCGTCAGAGATTTCAATTTGCTTGAAGGCCGACGCAAGTCTTCTTGAATCAACTCCACCATTTGCGGCGGTAATGCCGCAGCTTTACAAAATCGCCGATGCTGAAGCCAGGGCAGAAGTCAGTGCGGATATGGATAATTACAAGATGATTACAGGCAAGGTTCCAACCGATGCTGACGGCAATCCGCTTATAGGTTATGACTTGGTAGAGAAATACTATCGTCAAATCGCAGGCAGTCTCGGAAATTCTGTGGGCCTCGCACTCAGTCCATTCGATATGTCGAGTTTCGATTTTGAAAAGAGTGGCAAAACCGCCGACATTGATACTGTGCAACGAACGGTAGCGAACTATTGGCAAACAGCGGGAACGCCGGGACTTCTTCACGGTATTTCAAACAACACCGCGGGTGTTATGAAACTCGCAATTAAAAGCGATGAGTCATATCTGTTTGGGCTTATGGACCAAGCAGGGCGAATGATAAACCGCATCTTGAAGCAAGAAGTGTCGGGCAAGTTCAGGTTCAAGATTACCTTCTTGCCGATTACCATTTTCAACTCGGAAGAAATGATCGCACGATACAAGGACGCATCGTCATTCGGTTTGGCAAAATCCTACTATGCCGCAGCCGTTGGGATACCGCAGTTTGACATCGGTGGATTGAGTTGTGTTGAAGATAAAATTCTTAAACTCGATGAGATTTTGAAACCTTTGAAGAACACATACAATACCGGCAAAGGCGACGATGCGGGCAGGCCTGAATCCAAAGAAGAAGACCTCGACGATGAAGGCGAAAAGTCACGGGGCAACGATACCAATGCCAACCGATAGGCATTAAATGTCTATTTTCAAGAAAGCCATCCAGCGCGGGTGGCTTTTTTGCTGTTCAAAAAAAGGAGAGGTTATGAACGAAAAGCTGACAATCGAACAAGAGAAACTCGTCACCGACAATATGAAACTGGTTTATTACCACGTCAATAAACTTCAGGTCAATCCGTTCGTGATTAACAACAAAGACGACCTTGTAAGCGAAGGTATGAAAGGACTTATCAAAGCAGCGAGAACCTTCGACCCAACCAAGTGCAAGTTCGCAACTTATTCGACTCGTTGCATTTTGAACGAGATTTTTATGTTCATGCGCAAGAACAACAAGCGCGGTCCGAATATGTCGCTGTCGATGGTTATCGGCACAGAGGACGGCTCGGAACTTACTCTCGGCGATACTGAACTCCTTGCTGACAATTCAATGCGTGAGCAAATCGAACACGATGAGGTCACTTGCATAAAGCAGCAAATGCTCGAAGCATTTTTATCGAAATGCAGGCCTCGTGAACGCGAGGTCATCGACCTGTTGGGCAAAGGGAAAAAGCAAGCAGAAGTGGCGATGCAGTTGGGACTGAGCCAGTCCTATGTCTCACGCATTTTTCAAAAATTCAAAGACAAATTCGGCAAGTACAGAAAACGCAATGAGGATTTTTATGCCGCTTAAAAGGGGGAACTATGTTCAACAAAATTTCAGATAAAGCACTTGCGCTGAAGTTGAAGAAACTCGGCTTCGCTTATACAACAGAAACAATTAACAAAAATCAAATCATCTATGTCTTCGAGCAATCACCAGAGATAGCAAAGGTTCTCAATGAGAATTTCTTTGCGGATAAGGTTGTTGTTGAAGACAAGATGCGGTTTTAAGAGGAGGCAACATGTGAGCAATATAAACCGCAAACAAAATCAACAAATGCGATTGATTGAGTACTTCAGAAGCAACAAGAGCATTGACCGAATACAAGCGCTGGAGCTTGGGATAGGCGAATTGCCAAGCAGAATTTGTGAACTGCGAAAGCTAGGGTTCAAATTCGAAAAGGGCTGGAACTCTTATTCAAGCAAGTTCGGCGAGTACGATGTCCGCAAATACACAATTCTGGAGGTCGCATGAAAGAAAGATTATTAAACCTGCGGGTTGACTTCAATGCGAAGATCAAACCGATACGCCCGATAAACAAGGGGTTCACTCTTTGCAAATGCTATGTGCTGGCGTTGGGCAAGAACAGAAACCGTTCAAACATATCTGAATCCGTCGTCACCGATGCGTTACCTTCGCTTTATAACATTCCTGTTGTCGGGCACATCTATGTCGATGCGGAGGGCAAATACTTTATGGGCGGCCACGATATGAAGCTGGAACGTGACAAGGATGGCAAATTGAAGTTCCAAGTCCTGACCGTTCCGTATGGAGTTCTGCCCGAGACCAACAACATTAACTACGAAGAAGTGAAAGAACCCAATGGCGAAACCCGAACTTATCTGACCGCCGACATAATCCTTTGGACAGGACGGTATCCCGAACTGAACGAAACCATCTACGACGAGAGTTTGTTCTGGGGGCAGAGTATGGAAATCGAGGCGACGGAAGTCTCGCGCAACAAAGACGACAAGAACTTTGTTGATGTAAACAAGTTCACTTTTTCGGGCCTGTGTTTGCTCGGCAAGTCTGATGATGAAAACCATCACTACGAACCTTGCTTTCCTGAGGCCAAAGTGGAGCCGTACAAGTTTTCGGTTGACGATGATTTCACGGCGAAGTTCGAAGACATGAAGAAGGAATTGTCTTTGTGCTTCAATCAAAATTCTGAAATAAAAGGAGGGGACGAAGTGGAAGACGAAAAACAAGAAACCACACCAGAAGCAGATGCACCAACACCTGCACCAGCGGAAGAAACGAAACCAGAAGCAGAAACACCGCCAGAGCCAGAAACCACAGGGGACGCTGAACAAAAAGACGAACCGCCAACAACCGAGGCGGTTTTTCAATTCGCAGCAACTTACAGCGGCAAACGCGAAGCAATTACTGCTGCGTTGAACGGTCTTAACAAGATCACTGACGATTCTTATTTGCGGTACTATCTCTGCGACTTTGACGACAAGTTTGTCTATGTCGAAAGGTTATCAGCGAACAAGGAAAATCCGGACGGCAAGTGGGCGAAAGGCAGGATGGCCTACACAATGAACGCCGACGAGAGTGCGACCATTAACGAAGCAAGCTTTCAAGTGATGCTTGTGAAATGGTTGACGATTGAAGAATCGACGGCATTGGATAAACAACGGGAAGAACATTCCGCGGTGATACTTGCAATGAAGAAACGAGACTTTGATTCAATAATCGAAAGTTTTAGCGACTTGCAGGACGACGAGGATTTCAAGAAACTCAAGGGCGCCGTTATGAATTTTTCTAACGGTGACGAACTAAGGAAAGAGTTGTTTGCGTTGCGTGGCATGAAGGCAAGTCCATCGCAGGAATTGCAGATGATGAAACTGCCTATCGGAGAAACAAAACAAAAAACAGGCAAACAGGAGTTACATGACGAATTCATGGAAACTTACTTAAAAAAAGAATAAAGGAGACAAAAATGAAAAAATATGCTGCTGTCCGCACGGACAACATGATTGGCACAAAAGTTGGATCGTATCTCGTTTCTTTGAGATACCCACAAGAGATTGAAAACGGAAGCGTCTTGGTTATCGGTGCACTTGAAGATGGAAGTAGGGAAGTTCGAACTGCAACTGCCCCTGCCGCTTCAACACCACTTAACCAATTGGCTTTGATTGCAAGCGAGGAAATCGTAAAGGATGTCAAGATTCGTGATGTTGACGAATTTGTAAACCTACCAAACTCAGTATTGCGTGGTTACAGGTTTGGCACCAACGACATTTTCTCGGTATCGCCAATGGCGCTTGCCGATGACTCTATCGCAACTCCGGCTGTCGGAAACTTTGCGTGTATCGCAAGCAATACAAAAATCAGACTTGTTGCCACCGCAACAGGAACAACCATCGGTCGAGTAATCGCAGTCGAGACCGGAGCAAATGGTGAAAATTGGATCGTTATCCAAGTGCAGTAAGAAATAAAGAAGGAGAAACAAATTATGGAAAGAAAAAATATTTTGAAAGTAGCCATAGACGCTATCAACGGAAAGGTGGAAGGTTACTCGGCTGATCAAGCCAGCGAAGCCCTTCGTGCTGCTCTCGTCGAGCTTAACGGCGGTTCACAAAAGATTAACATGAAAACCTTTTACCGCGGACACGCACTCTTTGACCTTGTTCAAGAATTGATTCCGGTCATCATCGAAACGGGCCTCAAAGAAGACAACCCTTTGTTCGCGCTTGTTGACTATCGCAACATCGCTATGGGCGACGTTAACGAGTTTGTCGCAAAGGGCACGAATGACCTTGTTGTGACGAATGTCGCCAAAGGCATTCAAGGTGTAAGAAGGCAAAGATTGATGGGGAGTGAAACCATTCGTGTTGAAACCGAACCTCGCATCATCAAAGTTTACGAAGGCCTTAACCGCTTGCTTGCGGGTCGCATCACATTCAGCGATTTAATCGATGAAGTATCAAAGGCGTTCAACAAGCAGTTCCTTGCAGATGCGTATCTTGCTATGGAATCGATGAGTGCGGATTCGGCAGGCATGATGAACTCAAACTATGTCATCACAGGGAGCTTTGACGAAGAGCAACTTGTTGAACTCATCGACAGGGTTGAAGCAATCACCGGCAAGACCGCCAAGATCGTCGGCACACGCGCCGCACTTCGCAAAGTGAGTACCGCAGTTGAGGGTGAAGTTGCAAAGTCTAGCATGTATGACATCGGTTACTACGGCAAGTTCAACGGCACCGACATGATTGCTTTGAAACAATCTGTGAACAAAGATGGCTCGTTCATCTTGTCTGCGGACCGCATCTATGTCATGGCTTCTGACGACAAGCCAATCAAATTCGTAAACGAAGGTGATGGAATTCTTGTCGAACACGCTGCGACAACCAACCAAGACTTGACGCAAGAATATGTCTACATTCAAGCATACGGCTTGGGTGTATTGGCATCGGCGCCACTCGGCATCTACAACTTCGCTTAGGCGAATCCTATAAGACAACAGCCCGCCTGGGATAATTCCTGGGCGGGTTTTTTTGTTGTCGCAAATCAAGTAATGAAAGGAGGATTTATGGAAACAAAACAAAAAGAAAACAAAATCAACAAAGACGAACTTTCTGACATCATCGACACCGACACAAAGCCGGTGAAGATTGATTTTGATAAAACAAGCGACGAGAAGATCGGAGACGATGTTCGAATCTTGGTCAAGAGTCTTGTCTTTGGTAAACTGCTTGTGAAACTTAAAGACGGCAGTGTTTACCAATTCAACCGTGCCGGTGAAGCACAAGAAATGACGATGCGCGAGCTTCGTGAAATCAAGGGCAACCAACAAAACTTTTTCAAGAATCAATGGTTGTTTATTCTTGGCGTGTCGGAATCAAACACAACAAAATGCGATGCGACTCCAGCCGATGTTTACAAAGCACTCGGCGTTGACAAGTTTTTCAGGAGCTATATCGACCCGACATCTTTCGGTGATGTTTGTTCTTTTAAGCCCAGCGAAATCGAAATGAGAACCAAGCTTATTTCCCCGCAGGCAAAAGGAAACCTTATCATCGCACTTCGAAGCTACATCGAAAAAGGTGTGATGACTGACTTGAAACTTATCGGTGTATGGGAAAAGCACCTTGGGTGCGAATTACTGGGTAAGCGAAAATAAAGGGGGATTCAAATGGCAACAAAGTTTTCAGGCATCTATGAAAAAGCCATTTGGAAAGTCCGCGACTTCGACGGCCTTGTTCGAACCCCGCAATCATCGGAAGCAATGTACTTCCACCTTTTGTTAAGCGCCATTGCTGATGTGCAACCGCACACCAAAATCCCTTTGACATTCAAGGAGTATCCACTCTCAATCGTTGAAGAAGAGGAAGATGAGACGGCTGACCCACCGGACGAGAGTGGCAGCCGTCGGCGCCGCAGAAGGCGAGGGGTTGAACCCGCCGATGATTTGATTGACGACCCAGACCCCGAACCAGACGATGACGAACCCGAACCCGATGAGCCGGAGCCAGACGAGGAAGAAGAACCCGAGCCGGAGGAAACCATCAAGGATTATATCTTTGACGAAGAACTGTCGCTTGAACTGCAAGACCTTCTTGCGTTGGGCGTCGCGGTCAAGTGGCTGGAACCTCATTTTCTTAACAGCGATGCTTTGAAGAAGGGTATGTTCAACAAGGATTACAAGGACTTTGGTTTAGACGCGGACAGGATTGCGGACATCTATCACACACTTCGAAGGCAGTTTGAAGGCAAGGCAAAAACGATGTCGTTTCGCCACTCGAACTTTGAACGGCTTTCGGCAGGGCGGAGGTGACGATGAATATCTTTGAAAAGCAACGGGACTTTCTTGAACAAACCGTCCGAGCAAATCAAGCGAGTGCAAGACGCCGCGCCCAAAAAAGTGTCGGTGTCATCGAACGGAACTCGTCGGCCAGTCAGGAAGAAGCTTTGCGAAATGGCGAACCCCAGGCACTCCTTATCGTGCGAATGAAAACCAAAGAAGTAAAGATTACCGCGTTCCTGGGCGATGAACTTTTCGCCGGGGACCTCATCGATTGCTTCAACGAGAAGTGGTTGGTGATGGAAGCGTTCACCGATGAGAACGGAATCCGCTACGGTTTCGCTTGGGCCTGCAATACGGTTCTGCGATTCCAAAACGGAAGCCCGACCATCATCGAACGCCACGCAATCATTGACGACGGGAACTATATCAACGTCGCAAGGTTCAACCCGCAACTGCCTTTGGAAGAAGGCTTTTATCGTGTGTATTTACCACAGGACACAGACACAGAGAAAATACACATCAACAAGCGATTCTCTATCGGAATTGCATATAACGAACGAATAGAGCCAATTCTCGCCGTTATACGCACAGTCTGGATTGACCCGAAGTCAAGAAACATTGGCGAAGGCAGTCGTTTGTTAAGTCTGCGGATGGAACGAGATGTGTTCAACAAACAGCGTGACAATGTTGAAGAATTGATTTGCGACTTCGTGACGGCGGGTATTAACGAACCGCCACCGCCCGATGACGAACCACCCGAGCCAGACCCAGACAATCCTGTTCTTCGGTGCATTATCGAAGGCAGGGACACAATCCGAATCGGGACCACAAGGGCTTTCACAGTTCGAGTGGTTGACGAAGAAGGCGCACCGTTTGACATCGGTGCGTTTAACTTTCTTTGGACCTGGGACATCACAAGTGGGATTACCTTTACACCCAGCGGGGCACAGTTGAACATTCAAGTCCCGCTGACATTTTCACTTGTCGGGCGAATGATTGAATTGTCTGTCGTTGACGAGGACGGCGCCTTCGATGCTGGAACATTCAAAGTGGAGGTGGTGGACTGATGGCAAAAACTTACCTAGATGAAATCGTGTCCTATCCGCAAAAGGCAATCAACCTTATCGGCAGCTCGAAAGAATGCTGCGGGCTTTTGCTGAACAAACGGTTCGATGCGATAACGGACAACGACCACGATGATGTCTTTGACCGACATCTGTTCACTTACCAGTACGTTGACAACACCACGCAAACGGCAACTGCCTATGTGTGGGCCGAGGTTGACATACCCAATATCCAAAACCAAAGAATCAAGGACTTGCGGTTGTACATCACTGTGGCTGCTCACAAGCAGTTTATGAACCTTGACCGCCGTATCCACCCGGGAATGGCGGGCAACAGGCGAGACAACCTTGTGCGACACATTGATAAACTCCTGAACTTCCAAGATATCTTCGGTATTGGCAAACTTGCCATTCGAAGTGTAAAGACGGTCAATGCTCCCAACGGTTTCGTTATCAAGGAAATCGAGTACGAGATACCCGACTTTAACTTTCGGAGGTTGGAATGAAGTTTTCGTATGAAGATTTACTAAGCGGGGATTTAATCGTCGCAGACGGTATCGGGCATTTCCGTTCGCCAAAGCTGAAGGACTTGCGACCAACGGAGGGTGTTGGGATAAAGGTGTACAACACTTATCTCGCACTTTTAACTTGGGACAAAGAGGATTTCTTAAAGTATGTATCTCAGAGCCAGGTCACAATGTTCGAGAAGGCAGAGAAACTGACTTTGTTTGATATGATGGCAGTTTTGAAGCCGGAGTTCCGTGAGTTGCTGCGGTGCGCGTTCGATTTCTTCTTGTTGGAAAAAGTCATCTGGGACGAAAAGCAAAACTGCTTTTTGACTTTCATTGAAAAGCACGATGGCCCAATCGGAAACCATGAGCAAGTCGGTAAGATCGACAGGGACAACTTTGACGAAGTGCGAGACATGGCATTGCAAATGAACTATATGAACTTGGGAAAAATGGCTGAGCCAAAACACGCAAGTGCCAAGGCAAAGAAGTATTGGGACATAGAGCAGCAAAAGCGGAAGGAAGCTCTTAAAGCATCTGGCGGTAACAAGTACATGGGAATTGGGAATCTTATCTCAAAGCTTTGTGCTGCGCCGAGTGGGTACACCTTTCACAATGTTTATGATCTTACGGTCTATCAGCTTTATGACCAGTTCTTTCAGTACAGCCACCTGCGGTCAAGGGAATTGATCGAGAATGTCCATGCGACGCATGGCGGAGAAAAATTTGACTACGGCGAATGGATGAAACCCGTTCCCGAGTTAATGAAAAAATAAAATAAGGAGAATGAAAAATGGACAAAAACATTACTTTTGCCAATCGGTCTGGGTTTAACTTGAAATTTTACAAATACGATTCGACAAGGGCGGAGTTCGGCTACAAAGCGGACGAAGACCCACTTGTTGTTGACTTTGTGAATTCCTGTACACTCGAGACCACAGGCGATACCGTTTGGGCCACAGGCGGTAAAGGATTCAAAAGATTGATCGGTTTCGATAACCCACTTGAAGGGACTTTCAACATCGAAACACAAGTAACGAACACGCCTGTGTGGGCGATGATTGCGGGGCAAGACCCAATAAACTTTGACCCGAAAAACATCAAGTTCACGAACAAGGCCGGTAAGCGCAAGTTCTACTATGTTGTTGAGTGCGACACGACCTTCGTTGACGAAGATGGTATCAACTATGTTCAGGAAGTTACTTTGCACAAGGCATCGGTCAACAGGGCGTTCAGCTCGACCTACACAGGTGACGGCGATCCGCAAAGTATCACGATTGCACTTGACCTTGCCGAGAACGGCGATGACGATTTGGTATCAATGAGTTTCGATGATGGCAAAGACGACGAAGGCGGCACCGAGCCGGGCGACGGTGGAACAGAACCCGGAGATGGCGGAACGGAGCCAGGTGATGGAGGGGATGAACCCGGTGATGGTGGCGATGAACCAGGAGATGGTGGTGGCACAGACCCAGAACCTGACCCAGCAGAACCGCTTGCGATTGACGGTGCGACACTTGCATTCACGATTGACGAAGGCGACACCGAAACATTGACGGTTGCCGACTACATCGATGAGAACGATGCAGATGGCGTTACCTATGATGTCAGCGCGGACAACGGGAATGTAACCGTATCTGTGATTGTTGATGGCGAATTCACAGTTGAAGGCGTAACCGAAGGAACTTCTATCGTGACACTTGATGCGATTCAAGGCGGCACAGTCAAGGTTCGTGTTGAGATCGAGTTTACCGTAGAAGCAGTTTAATTTTTGAAAAAAGGAGGTAGAGCCTGCGGATTTGTCTGTGGGCTCGTCTGCTTTTTATGAGAACAAAATTCAATGTTTCAAAAGACAAGAAGAACCGAACTTACAACGGTATCGAGTTCGATAGTGAACTTGAAATGAAATACTACCGCGACGTCGTTGAACCATTACTTCGAAGCGGTGAATTACTTAAATGCGAACGGCAGATTAAATACTGTTTGCAACCGGCATTCAAGCGTTTCGGCAAGAATATCCAAGCAATCGAATACAAGGCGGACTTTGTGCTGACCTTTGCCGACGGGCACGAGGAAATCATTGATACCAAAGGTTTCCCAGATGCCCAGGCATTACTTAAACGCAAGATGTTTTGGTATGTCTATCCGCAGTTGATTTACCGCTGGATTGGATTCAGCAAAGTAGACGGCGGCTGGGTGGACTTTGAAATCATCAAGCAAGGTCGGAGAGACCGCAAAAGACAGAAAGAAAAAAAAGGAGAATAAAATGGGAAAAGAAAAGAAAACCGTGTCGTTGCCGAAAGCTTTGGTTGACCTTATGGAAAAACATATAAAGAAACCCGTCGAGATTGCCATAGGCGAAGGCAAGAACAAACTTGCAATCAATGTCAACCCGATGCCTTCAGCGGAAGCCAAGGCAAGCGCAATCATCACCGCAGCCAACATCTGCTTTGATATCGTCGATGGCGGGGTCGAAGGTTATATGCCGGGCTTCATCGAGTTCGCGCACCGCTATGGTGTGCTGCTTTGCTTTACGGACTTTGAAGTGCCGCAGGACCTTACAAGTGCGTGGGGGTTGATTCTTTACACGCCGATCTACGAAAAGGTCGTTGAAGTTGTTGGCGCCGAAACATCGGCAAGGTTTGTTGCGGAACTCGACAAGATGATTGATGCCCGCAAACAAGAACGCATTCAAGCCGTTAATATTGACCGTATCCTTGCGAAGTTCATTCAGATGTTCGACGGCTTTGGTAAAAGGTTCGAAGGTATCGATGTCAAAGAAACCCTCAAGATGTTCGAGAACTTGCCAGAGATGGCGGGCAAAGAAGGTGCTTTGAACAACCTCGACATCGGCAAGTTGATTAAAACATTTCTTGGTTCAAAAGGCGAAATGAAGCTGAAGGAATAGGAGGGGAACAATGACAGAAATAACAAGCGCAATCGCCACATTCGGACTTATCCCTGTGATAATTGCTTTTTTCATTTACTACACGATTGCTTCACGAAAGACACAAGACAAGATGCAAAACGACATTCGGGAAAAGAACAAAGAGACGCTTGATGTGATTCGCCAACTGATTGGTCGGGTCAGCGACGGTGTTTCAAATGTGGCCGAGAACACAAAACTGGTTCACACCATCGAAGAGGAAGAAGAAAACACAAAGGTCAACCTGAGCATCACGCAATGGTTGAATAAGGCAGTCGTCGATGCAGGTGCCAACCACGCACTTTATATCGTGTTCCATAATGGTGGGCGAATGAACTCCAACCGTTATATGCAGCGTATGTCAATCTCGCACGAGAGTTTTGACCGCTACACAACACCGTTGATGCAAGACCTTCAAAACTTCCCGCGCACGTTCTTGCCCGTGACAATTAAAGAGATTACGGAAACAGGCCACAGGTACTGCGACGATGTTGCGGAGCTTGAAGATACTGACCCAAATGTCTTTAACCTTTGTTCGCCACGCGGCATCAAGTCATTTATCGTTCAAGCTGTTCGAACTTCATCGGATAAGACAAATCTTGGCTTTGTTGTGTTGGAATTCAAAAACCACACTAAAGTCAGTAAAGACAAGACAATTCAGAAACTTGTTCGTGATGTTGCGATCAAGATTGGCACCGCACTCGAGATAACGAATTAGGGGGTGTTATGCTGGACGAAACATTTATCTCTGGTGCCATCAATAAGTATGCGTCGTCATCCGAAGGCAAAAAGCAAATCAAGAAAAAGACAGGCATCAATTACGATAAGAACAGCAAGGGTATGATGAATCAAGCGGACTTGATGGCTTATGCAGAAAAAGCAAAACGCATTTTATACGCACACATTATCAGCCAAGTCCCCGGGATAATGTTTCACAACATTAAAGTAAACCTGCCTGTTGTTAACAAGGATGGGACAACCACAGTTGTTTTGTCTCTGCGAGATGTACAGAGAGAATCACTTCAGCCGAACAGATATTGGAAAGGTGTCGATGACATCGTTTTGCACTTTGCAAGAGGTTGGAGTGCTAGATACCAAATCCGCGGAGAATGGCGGGGAAGTAATGTTGGAAGCCGTCAACGACGCGAAAGTCATCCGTTCATACTGCGTGCCCTGCAAGCAATAAAAAACGAACTTGGCGAAGTCGCTGAGGTCACTTTACTTGGTGACTACGCAAATCTAAATTAAAAGGAGAGAGTTATGGAAATTGCAGTAATTGTATTAAGTGCCTTCGGTGTATTGCTTACAGGCATCTGCTGCCGCATCTGTGCAAAGAACATCGTGGCGAACGCAGCCAACGCAACAATCAACACAGCCGAAACCTGCACGGGTAATGGCGAACAAAAGATGGCAATCGCAATTGAACTTGTTGTTGCCAAACTGCCTGCGATATTCAGGCCGTTCATCTCGAAAGAACACATCAAACAAGTGATTCAAAGAGTGTTCGACAGGGTTGACCAATTTGTCGCAACACAACTGAAGAAAGTGAAGTAAGCAGCGCCTCCGAGAAAATCGGGGGCTTTTTTTTGATTAAAAGGAGGTTTTGATATGGCAACCGAAAACAATATTGTCGGCATTAGGTTCGGCGTCTTTGGGCGTGGGGCCATAAGCGGCGACTCGGGTGCACGCATCTTGCGTCAACTCACTGAAATCGTCAACCACATAAACAAAGAACCTCCTCGATTCAAAATCAAACTAGGGGTTGACCAGAACTTCTTCAAGCGCCAGATCACCGCTTTGTCAAAAGACATCAATGCAAAGGTCCACAATATCAGGGTGACAAGTGCTGAGTCTGCTGGAACATCAACGGGTTCGCCCGCTGCCACAACCGAGCACGAAGTCAGTCTTCAACGAGAGTTGGAAGCACTTGTTAAACAACGGTACAAGGAAGAAGAAAAACTTTTGCAACTGCGACACAAAGGTAATGAAGCAATAGAGTTGCAACAGCAGATTCTCCAAAATGCCGAAACAAAACTCACAGAAGCCCGCACTACCATTGAACCGCAATTGAATACTGAACAGTTGGCATCGATTGAGGTCTTGAACGAAAGACTTGAAGAACAGTTCCGTTTGAAACAAGCCATCGCCCAGCATCAAGACGACCAAGCAATGCTGAAGATGGAAACAAGTTTCAAAGGTGTTCAGGCGAATGCCGAGTCGCTTTTGGAACGGTATAGAGACCTTATTAAACACAACAAAGAAGCGGCGGGAGAAGCTGAACGATTGCGTTCGGTAATGTCGCAGGATTTAAGTGAAAAGCCCGCTGAAGCCGCCGAACAAGTTAGACAACTCGCCCAGGCCAACAAAGATGCGTCCGGCGCGTTTAGTCGCCTGACAATTCAAGCGGATACCTTCTTTGCGCGATTCCGCAAGTCCTTCACCAGTAAGTTCTTCAACACACTTTCTTATGCGATTATTGGTCTGGCCACTCGCGCCTTCAGACAAGTTCTGCAAAATGTGATGGCAATCAACGAAGCGATGACTCAGTTCCGCATCGTCACACGGAAGTCCGAACGGGCCTATGCGGACTTCTCAAGAACAATAACAAGAACGGCAAAAGACATCGGTGCTTCGGTTGAAGATTTGATTAAGTCAGCGACGGTATTTGCAAGGCTTGGATATTCGATACCAGAGTCAACGAAGTTCGCCGAGATGGCAACGATTTACAGCAAAGTTGCTGCCGTCAACATAAATGAAGCATCACGAAACATCACGGCGGTAATTAAAGCATTCGATGTCAGTGCGGACGAACTTGAAAAGGTTTTAGACCAATTCATTTGGATTGGTAATACATTCGCAATCACTTCCGAAGAAATTGGTATTGCCATGAACAATGCCGCTTCGTCTTTGCGGGCGAACGGAAACACGTTGCAAGAAGCTATGGGTATCCTGGTCGCTGCTAACACGACATTGCAAAACATCAATATCTCATCAACCGCTGTTCGAACTATGGCAGCACGGATTTCGAGAAGTAGTGCGTTATTGCAAGAGCTTGGCGAAGACATTGGAAACATTATGTCTACCGCACGACTTGATGCCAGGATGAAGGAGTTTGGGGTTGCCATCGTTGACACCAACGGTGAATTAAGATCGACATTCGATATCCTTCGGGATATCGCAAAAGTTTGGGATACTCTTGGGTCACAAGACCAAGCAGCCGTTGCCGAAATGATTGCGGGTACCAGAATCCAAAACGCCTTCTACAGTATTATGCAAAACTGGCACGATGCCGAAGCAATTGTCGCCGGACAAGCCGACGCATTCGGGAGTCTTCAGGCCGCACAAGAGGAATACCTAAACTCCATCGATGGCAAACTCAATCAACTGAAAGCCACTTGGCAAGAGTTTTCGGCGGCGTTGCTGGATAGCGAATTCGTTAAGCTTTTCATCGACATCTTAAAGGCAATCGCCAATGTACTGAATATGGTTTTGACCTTTGGCGACGGTATCATACCAATGCTTGCGATGGTGACTGGGGGAGTGGTCTTGCTGTCAATGGTCGTCAAGAAATTGACTGTTGCGTTAGCGGCACAGGCAGCCACTCATGGTGGATTATCGGCCGCGATTCTTTTCCATACAAAAGCACTTCTTGCAAATATCAAGGCAGGTCTTTTATGGATGGCGAAGAACCCGTATGTATATCTCGTTGTTTTAATTGCGATGGCTTTGCGGGCAAAGAAGCAATGGCAACTAATCGTTACCGCTATTGTGGCGGGTGCGATTGCGATTGGAATTGGTATTGCTATGGGCGTCAAGATTGCGGATTTGGCAATCAAGAAGTTTATGGCTACTAATCCGATTGGGTGGATACTGCTTGCGATAACTGCGGTTATCACCGCAATTTACGCACTTGTTAATTTGCTCAAAGGCCCGTCGCTTGAAGATTTGAAAGAGGTCGCAAAAGAGTCCAAAGAAGCGTGGGAAGCCCTCAAAGGCGAACTTGACGATGTGAACTCGAAACTTGAAGAAACAACCGACAGAATCGAAGAGCTGATGGAAATTGCAAGACGCCGCAAACTTTCGTTGGTTGAACAACAAGAGTTAGATCGGTTGAAAGAATACAACGCCGAACTCAAACAGCAACAAGCCATTCTCGAAGCACAAGAACGGTCTGCGCGAGACAAGGCGGCAAGAGATGCCGCAACGGTGGTGCACAGACAAACGGGGGAACAGAGCAAAAAAACGAAATGGTGGGAATGGACTCTTGGTGCGCTTACCGGCCCGATTGGTGTCGGTGTGGTTGCTGGTATCGATGCAAATCGAAAGCGGCACACCAACGAAGATAAGGCAAAAGAGATTCTTGCCAATTGGGATAATGTTTCGCAGTCACAAAAAGAATGGCTTGAAAAGTTCATTCTCGACCTTCGGGAACAAGAGGCACAACTGACCTATTATGCCAACGCGACAGAGCAGTGGCAGAAAGATGTTAACGCCGCATACAACCGAGTCTGGGAATCTTTGGACCGCTACACAATAGCAGCAACACCGGACGGGTTTTCTACCGTCTGGAACAGTTTGTTGACCAGAGAACGATTTAAGCCGTCTGTGGCGGCCTTGACTGACCTTGCGAACGCTGGGGAAGTAACAACCGAGAGTTTGCACCACCTTTACAACACGAACAAAGATACACAAGCTTTCATCGATTACTTGATTAAGTTAGGGCAGTTTTCGTGGGGTTGTACCAATAGCATTAACTCGTTGGTGCAGTCAGTCAACGACCTTTGGCAATCAAAACTTTTCAGCATCTCTAAACTCACGCACATCGACATCATCGAGGAAACGCAGGAAGGTTTTGACAAACTTGCCAAAAGTCTTGAAGATATCATTTCGCTTGGTGTCGTGTCGGCAAACAACTTGAAAGAGTTGTTGGAGTATTACGAAGGACTCGACAGGTATTTCAAACAGACCTCGCAAGGTTTTGTGTTGGCGGACGAGTTCGCTGATATGACAACCCTTGGTGTGCTTGAGAAATATGCTTCGGATTCATTGCAAAGATATGTCGATAAACTTTACCTTGCAAACTTGCAGTTGAAAGAGGCACAGACATTAGCCGATGGAACGGCACGAAGCAACCGCGAACTAGAAATCGCAACGGAAGCGGTGGCGAATGCCCAAGAGAACCTAAACACAGCGATGGAGACCTTTGCGATACACTTGCGGTCATTTGCGATCAAGCAAAGAACAGACGAACTGAACGCCGAGAAAGATGCACTCAAAGACCAGCTTGATGCCTACAAATCTTTAATTGATATTAGGAAAGATCTCCTAAAGACATACAAAAGAGAAATCGACTTTCAAAAAGAGCTCGCCAACAGACAGAAAGCGGTTGCCGATTTGCAAACGCAGTTGGCTCTTGCCCGAATGGACACATCTGCGGCGGGAAGATCAAGAGTAAGGGAACTTGAAAAAGAACTCCAAAAGGCACAGGAATCATTGGACGACTTTACCCTGGAACGTGCCATAGAAGTTTTGACCGCACAACTTGATGCCGAATACAAGCAGTATGAATTGCTGATACAGGGCGAGACAGACAGGATTGTTGAAGCAATTAAAAACCTTGCCCGCGATTTGCGAGTCAACATGCAAGATATGACACCGGGTGCAACCGAAGGGCTTTGGAATGAAAAGTTGCGTGGGGAGCTTGCTGCGGCACAAGATGTTCTTACCCAAGCACAAAGAGCAAAAGATAACGCACAAACAAATGTTGACAGCGCAAAGACAACCTTGAACTCTACCCAAAGCACATTGGACAATGTAAGCGGGTGGGACAAGTTTTGGAACACCAAGAAATACAAGAATGCCAAGTCAGCGCGAGATGCCGCATCCACGCAGTTGGGCTACGCCCAAAATCTGCTTACCGATGCCAATCGTGAAGTGTCGCTGGCTCAATCCGAAGTTGACAGGATTAACAAGTTGATTGACGAGATTCTTGATGGACCAACGCGGCACAGCGGGGGATTTGTAAATGCGGCACCGACCCTCAAGAGTAACGAACAGTTTGCCAAGCTGCTAAAGACAGAGTTCGTTTCAACACCGCAACAGATGGATAACTTTATCAAGAGAACACTTCCAGCGATTGCGGGAAGGATTGCCGGTGGCCAGGGTGCAACATTCAATTCACCACTCATAAATTTGCACGTTGCAAGTGTAACCAAAGATACTTTGCCTGATGTTAAGCGAATAATCGAAGACGCAGTTGACAGAATCAAAAGCGAGTTCGATTCCAATTTCAGCAGGGCAGGACAAAGGAAAAGTGTGAACCGTTTTGCAAAGTGAGTCGTCTTTTGACGGCTCACTTAATGGCGGGGACTTTGGTCGGTCGCAACAATCAATAGACTTTTGCGACAGACGATGTTATCTTTTCGTTGTATGGACAACTGGAAAAAATGCAAATGCGAAATCAATTGGATTAAAGAGGGTGAAGAACTCTGTGCCGTTTGTTTGCAGGATGCTGTAAAAGCCGGTAAGAGTGGAAAGGTAGAGAAATCAACAGAAGAATCCAAACCAAAACCTAAAAAGAAGAAATAATCTTTTTTATTAAAAGATTTGTTTGTATTTATCTCATAGGGTATAATTTTGCAGGAGGGAATTCTATGAAAGAAAAAGAATTCTTGGCAAAGCTCGCAGAAGTTTGGCAATGTACTGATGCGAAAGAAACTGCTAACTGCGTAGAACAGTTCTTCACTGTGCTGAAAGACGGCTTGAAGGCCAACGGAGAAGTTGTGTTGCCAATCGGTAAGTTCAAGCTTAACCATAAGCCAGCAGGTGAGGCGCGAGTTCCAGGCACCGACAAAAAGGTTAAGACCGATGCAAAAACTGTTGTGAAGTTCCAACCGAACAAGAAACTTAAAGAAGAGTTCTTGGCTGTTAAACTTCCAAAAGTTAAGAAGTAAGGGTACTTTCCCAACAGGGATATTAAGACCCTTTTTTAATAGTGAAATCGGGCATCTCTCGGAGGTGCTTTTTTTACGATTTGATTAACACAAGCTTTTGCGCCCGTGTCATCTTCTTGATTTCGCATTCTCTTCTCAATGCTTCTGCCTTTGTTGGATAGTTTTCTTGAAAAACTAATTCTACGGGTGTCTTTGACCTGGTGTATTTGGCACCTTTGCCTTCGTTATGAGTTTTGATTCTTGCGTCTACATCGTTCGTGTATCCACAATACAAACTGTCGTCAGAACATTTCAAAATGTAAACATAGTTCATCTCACAAGACTATACTTTTTTCCATGCAAAAAATCAAATAAAAGGAGGGAAGACCCAATGCTTAACGCAACAACTTTCACCTATGACGGTGTTTTTTCTGGGCGGTATGGAATGCTGATCGCTGCGGTCAACACCGAGAACATACAAGAGACGGCTCCGTTCATTCCTACGATACGAACGGCCAAGAGCCCAAAGCAAAGACGGTTTTCCTTTGCGGGAATTGAATACGAAGAAATGCCACGATTTCAATTCAGTTTTATGTGCGAAGACCCGATGCCTGATTTGGTTCGGCGCGAGCTTTTGACTTGGCTCGTTGGACGGAACGGATTCAAGAAACTTCATATCCACCAGCCGGACTACGACAACTACTTTTACAACTGCATATTCGAGGAAACTCGGATAATTTATATAAACGGCTATTGCCACGGTTTTGTTTTAACCGCCACATTCGATTCGCCGTATTGCTACGGCAGGCCTCGCAAGGTTTGCGTGAAGGGCGATGGAACGGAATACAAAGAGGTAACACTCATTAACGAATCGGACATTATCGATAACTATACATTTCCGTTTGTTCGGTTCAAGGCAATCGAGCCAATGGACGATGACATGCTTGTCAGCATTGTTAACCCAACCGATACGAATGATCCGCACAGGGCATTCGAATTCATTGGCACGACAGAGCACAGCGAAGTAACGCCGTCGGAAGAAATCAAAGTTGATAACGAACTGAAGATAATAACAAGCAGTGTGCCGGGCAATCGGTTGAGTAACTTCAACCGCAATTGGTTGCGACTTGTGCCTGGCCCAAACAAGTTAAAGATAAAAATAAACGGGGAGTGCACAGTCGAAACACCGACCTATGTGAAAATTGGATTTTAAGGAGGTTATATGATTTTCTCATTTGACTATTTCCGCAATCTGAAACAACCGGACATACTTTTATGTAATCCGGACAAGCGACAGATTGGGTATATGCAAACAAGGAACGCAAGCCTGATAATTCGCTTCAATGACCTTTCGGAAATTACATTCACAGTCCCGCCGCACACAACAAATGCGATGGGGGATGTTGTAAAGAACGAGTTGTTCCCATTGGTTGAGACGACGAGACTGATTCTTGTTGAAGGTGTCGGTTATTTCAAGATTATGAGGGTTGATGAAGTCGAAGACGGTTTGGACATTCACAAGTCCATTACAGCGCGAAGCTTACAGATTCGGCTTAATGACTTCGGTTTCTTTATGGAAAACCGCCTTTACAGTTTCTTTAATGTGAACGATCCTTTTGACGATAAATACGACGATGGCAATATCGAACACATACCTTCGGTTGTGGGGCAGCTTCACAAGCAACTGCAAATACAAGTTGACCCGCGAGTCCTTCTTGGTTTGACCGAGATGGAGCAGAAGTATGACGATTGGACAATCTCATACATCAACCCAAGTTTGCGGTTCAATCCCAACAAAGAAGACAACATCTTGCGGGCGTTCACCGAAGATCAAACGATATGGGGCTTAGATTTCATCATAAACAACGCGGCGGAGTTATTCGAGGTAATCTTCGAATTTGACTTCTTGCGTCAGGCAATCAAAATAAAGACCGTAGAAGAGGTTGCACGCCCTACAAACATCTACTTGGCATTTGACAATGTGATGGAGGAATTAACGGTTACAGAGCAAGCAGATGACGTTGTAACGGTATTAAGTTGCAAGGGCAACAACCTAGACATTCGTCCCGTTAATCCAACCGGCACGAACTATATCGCTGACTTCTCGCACTATATGGCGGACAAAGACGATGCGGACCCGAAATGGATGTCGGTTGCTTTGTCGAATAAGATTCGGGAGTGGCAGGCCGCCGTTGATGAAGCGACGCCGGAGTGGAAGAAACTTGTTCTTGAACTGCGTGGGCTTTATCAAGTCCAAACAGAGTTGGCGGCAGACAGGGTTTACTTTGAAAAGAAGCTGCAAGACTTAGAATCCGCCCGGGATAGATACCTGATGGCGAACACCGACCCGTTAAACAACCTTGAAGAACTTGAAAAGGCGAAGGCGATATTTATGGCCGAAACCGTAAAGGTTGGGGAGTTCAGTCTTGACGAAACTTCTTCGTTTGGAACAACAGCGTTCGCAAGAACACTCTCACGCATTTGCTACCGCACACCGCCTCGGTTCATTCAACAAAACCGAACAAGTGATAGCGGGGTAGAATACTGGTCGGGCCGCTTTACTTTTGAACACAACGACGATGGCAGGACTGCGACATTCAACAACAATTATCTGATTTACAACGACCCGAATGCCCCCACAGTAACACCTGTTGGCGGGCATATTTATTTTGCAGACCCGCTTAGCAACAACAACCTTTCGTATTGCAAATTGATTGGCGAGGTTGCCGAGATTGACTCTGGCGATCCAGACAATCCAACGATGCGATGGCAAATTGCAGGGTTTGAACGCTACACGATTTTCAGCAACGTCAAACCTTGGATTGAAAAATATCAAGCCATCGTGAATGACTTTCTGCAAAAGATTGAAGCCAACGAAACGGCAATCGAAGCGAAACAAAATGCGATGCACGAGATATCCTCGAAGTTGAATCTGCAAAAGTTCTTTGACCTTGAAAAGCCTGCTGAACTCAAACTGTTCCGCGAGTTGAAAAACTATTGGGTCGAAAACGATTACGAGAACCAAGGGCTTGCGGTGTTTGATGTTACGACGCCAGAAGAGGTGCTCGACCTTGCCCGAGAGTTAATTGATGAAGGAAAGAAGCATCTTGCAAAAATCAACCAGCCAAGCTTCTCAATCAGTGTAAACTCGATTGATTTCACAAAGATATACGCTTTTAAGGCGTTTGCAGGCGAATTACGGCTCGGAAGCGTCATCACGATACAAAAGGCGGAAGAGATACATTACTATCCTGCGCTGACATCTATGAGCATCAACCTTGAAGATACGGACAGTTTCGTGTTGGAGTTTTCGAATGCTTTGCGACCAAATAGTTCGGACTTTATGTATGCGGATTTGGCAAAGCGTGGTGCAAGTATGGCTCGATCCGTTACACAAAATTGGCAGGAGATAACAAGCTTCAGCCGACGAGAAAGCACAATCGATTCGTTGCTTTACGACCCACTTAACCGAACCCTGCGAACCGCCCAATCCAATATGAGCCGACAAGAATTCGTAATTGACGGCACAGGTATTCTTGGCCGCAGACATCTTGACGGCAGTTTGAGTTCGTTCGAAGACGAGCAAATCCGAATAATGAATAACTTGATATTGTTCACCGATGACGGGTGGCAGACGGCGAAAACCGCACTTGGAAAGATTGAAGTGATGCACCCTGCGTTTGGCAGAATGCAAGCATACGGGTTGTTGGCCGAAGCCGTTGTCGGTTCTTTGATACTTGGTAACGAGCTTTGGATTGCAAACGAAAACAATACCATCATGCTTGATAAGCGGGGTATTCGAATCTCGGCGCCCAACGATCCAGAAGACATTCGCTTTATGGCGGACAACGAAGGCAACGCCACGCTTCGAGGAAACATCCAGGCACTCTCGGGTTCAATTGGTGGACTCATCATCGAAAATAATTCAATCCGTTCAAGCAACGATAGTTTCTCGCTTGATTCAGCGGGGCACTTAATCGCAAAGAGTGGGAAGATTGCAGGATGGAAAATCGAGAGCAACCGTTTGGTAAGTTCTAATGCGGCAACGGGTGATGGCTATGTCGGGATGCGAAGTGATACAGACGATAACATATTCAGTTTTTGGGCGGGTTGGGCCCCGGCGACAAGCACACGGAGTTTTACCGCTTTCTTGCTGACAAGCACCGAGGATATCCCACAAGACGCAATCCCAGACCCCGAGCCTACAACCGCCGGAACTTATTTGTGCGAAGGTGCTATTACAGCCGTCGATTGCGGTGGCAACAATGCAACCTTGGAATATCTGACTGCCATCGAGCAACTGCGGATTCTTCAAATGACAATCAACGAAGATGAGAACCGAATCACTTTCAGGATAGACACTGGTGGCGGTGGAAGCAGTATCGCAACATACGCATACACGACTTTCAACGATATGATTGCACTTGGCAATCGAATTGGCTCGAATCAGTTGGCATCAGAGTTGAACATCACAGAAGCCAGAATAACGATGAACGGAACACTTATGACATTGACCTGGGACATTGAGATCGAAGAGCAGTTCGAAGTGCAGCGCGAGATTCAAGTTGAAAAGATAATCGAGCACGATTGCCCGCCGCCTCACGAATGTCCGCCACCACACGAGTGTCCAGATGACCTTGAAGATGATGAAGAGTGTGATTGTCCGCCACCTTGCGTTTGCCCAGAACCCCATGTATGTCCAACAGAGTTCGTAACCGAAACAATTACCGAGATTGAGACAAGGCATAGAACGGTGACGATTAGGTCGAATTACAGGCAGGTTTATGTGCCATACATTCCACCGTATGTTGAAAACCAAGGGCTGCTTCATGTCTTTGTTACGACAAGTGCTGCGTTGGTTTCCAACAGGGATTTCAGGGTGGAAATACGAAATATCATTACCAACAGCGTGGGATATGGAGATTTGACAGTTAACGCCGGATCATCGCAAAGCACACACTCTTACAGTTTGCCGATTGACCTGAACACATTTAATCTGAGCCATTATACCTTCAGATTTACCCAGAATAACGCAAGCACTCTTGCGTTTGCACAAGTGGACTTGCAGGGGACACCGACAACAACCTCACCGAATTTCAGCGTCTCGCCAAGCGGATACTTGGTCGCTTCGTCAGGTCGAATAGGTAGGTTGAACTTTGAGGGCGAAGGGCTATTCAGTAGTAGTTTCAAACTTGAAACAATCGTCGAGAACAACCGCCTTGTAAGTAACCTTACATTCTTTGGTGCATCAGGTTCGCCAAGTGCGGCCTTCACATCAGACCACTTGCAAGTGCCGACGGTGTATGCAGAAGCAATAAGCGGGAACAGTTTGGCGATTACCGCCAACCGAGTAACTGCCAACAGAATCGATGTGAATGGGACTATGTATGCTTCCAGAATTGAAGGTGCGGGTGGTGCTTACGTCAACGTCAACGAAGGCGCGGCAGCGGTTGCATTTACTGCGTCGTTCAGCCACGATTGGTGGAGAAATCGGATTACTGTAAGTCTTAACAGGCAAGTGATTCGTTCGGTGACTGTTGTGGTGCAATACAAAGTTGTTTGGGGTAACTGGCATACCCTCAGTTACACATTTAGTGGGTCAACGACAAGCATTACACATACCGGTGTCGGTGCCGCTTTGGGATACGAGAATGTCAGCATTATCTCGAACAGGACATTTACTCAAACCCCAGCGGGTTCCGGCGTTAGAATACAAGGAAACCTGAATTGGAACGGAAGACAACTCTATATCAACAGCTCAGATAACACAGTTAGGGCGTATTAGCCTTGAATTAAAGGAGACAAAATGAAACTAAAAAAACTTATGACCGCAAGGGCGGTTATTTCAAAGTGCGCGGGTGAAAAGTTGCCTGCGCATGTGGCCTATAAGTTCGCAAGGTTTATACGACTTACCGATGGAGATGAAAACTTCTATCACGAGAAGTTCAACACGATCCTTGATAACTATGCCAAGAAAGACGAAGAAGGCAACCTCGTGCGAGACGGCGAATTTGGCATCGCATTGAAACCAGAAACCACGGAAGATTGCAGGCGAGAGATGCACGAATTGGAAAACACAGAAGTCGAATTACCATTTCACTTTTCGATGAAGGACATGAGCTGTCTAACGCTGTCCATCAAGGACTGCTTTGGTTTGGAAGATTTAATTAAAGAGGAGGGGAACGAATGTCATTAGATTTAACAGGAAAAGTAATTAAGACATTACGACTTCCAACAACTGATTATACCGGCACGCCCATTCAAGTCGCATCGGCGGAACAGGCCGACGTCAACACACGATTGTTAAAGATCGTTATGTATGATGACCGCGGTAATGTGAGCATGGCTCCATATAGTATTGTGGTCTTGCAAGCCGAGGGACCAGATGGGGAAGTGGTCGCAGTTCATGGCGAAATCATTGACGGTTCGGTTTATATCCTTTTGTCGCCTGACTTGCTTGCGATCAACGGTCAACTGACTTGTAATGTTGTGCTGGGTGGTTCGGACCCAAAGTTCAAAGGTATGGTTCTTACCAGCCAAACCTTTTACATTTATGTCAGTCGGAGAGTATCCGGCTTCGGCTCAATCGAAGACATCGAAAACTATAACATCTTGATTGCACTCATCCAGCGCGTAACCGAAATGGAACGGGAGATGGACTTGGCTGAATCGGCACGAGAAGATGCCGAGATTGTTCGGGAAGATAACGAAAGTAAAAGAATTAACAACGAAGAAGCGAGAAAGCTGGCGGAACTTGAAAGAGTTGAAGCGGAACAGATTCGCAAAAATAATGAAGGAGAACGCAAAAATGCAGAAACGGTTAGAGAGCAAAACGAAGCCACAAGAAAATCCAACGAAGTCGCCAGAACAGAGGAGTTTGCCCGCATTTCAACCGAACTCCAGAGTGCAGAAAGCGAAAGAGCGCTTGCAGAGCAATCGCGCAAAACATCTGAAAAGGAACGCGACGATTCCGAGGTCATTAGAAAACAAAACGAAATTGCAAGACAATCAAACGAAGCAGCAAGGCAGTCAAGCGAAACCGCAAGAAGTCAAGAATTCACACGAATTACTGGAGAACTCGACGACGTAGAGACCATCAGAAAGCAAAATGAAATCGCCCGACAATCAGGCGAGTCAATCAGAAAAAACCAAGAAACAGCCCGCGAAACCGCCGAAGGAAAAAGGGCAGAAGACGAAGATGAAAGAATAGAAAACGAACTTGAAAGAATCGAAAATGAAAAGTTAAGGCAGGCGGGTTATGCCGGTGTTCTTGATGAAGCGCGGGATATCGCAAGGGAAATCGCGGAGAACACCAAAAGTTGCGAATGTACTGGCGAACTCAAAGGGCTTGTAACCGATCCCGAGTTGGAAGGCGCCGCCGATGATAATGCACCCTCGACCTTGGCTGCCAGGACATACATCGACAATCGGGCGTTGCCACGAATGACACGCGCAAGATATAACGAACTGCGGCAAGCGGGGTCGATAACCGATGATATGGTCATCGTCATTACTGACGAGATTGCTGACGAAAGGGCAAATGCCGACGATGATAACACGGTCAGCGGACCAATGCTTATGAACTCGACGATTAACCCAACTGTCATTGATATTGTTGCGTACAATGACATGCAATTTTTAGAGACAAGGAGATACAAAATCCAGCAACAAAAAGTTCATTCGAGCGGTAGTCATTCGTTCACTTTTATAACAGACAATACTGCGAATGCTGCCCGCGTCAGTTACCAAACACCGATTATGAATGATTCGATGACACAAAGCGAACCGCAATCAATGGACATTGATATCGAAATCACAAGGCAACAAAACGGTGAAACGCCTATCAAGATTGTCACCACAATTTCACACCCGAATAATACCTGTACAGTTGCGACTTATTACAAGGTTGCAAAGATGTATGCCGGCACGAAATTGTCTGCACAGGTAAACATAACAAACCCACGCACAGTCGAATTGTGCAGGATTTATTAAAAGGAGAGCAATAAATGGCAAAACTAATTTACGGCGACGGCAGAGATGTCGGCGCAAGTGTTAATGTTGTCGTCGATGAAACGCAGATTAACCAGGCCGTTCAAGCCCTCTTGCAGGCTGGTCTTGGCTTTGGCGGGGCAAAGGTGATGGAAATTACTGAAGAAGAATTGAACTGGGGTTTGGTGCCAATCGAAAACGACACGATCTACCTGGTTCGCAGATACATCATTACCAACGATGTGGAAGTGAACGGTTGGTCGGGGAATGGAAACTTTCCTAATTTCGAACTCAACGCTATGGCTTGGGGCGTAGCATCGAAAGTTACATTGAATCTGACAGGTACCACCCAGAACTTCAACTTTGCAATCCTTGGATACTGTTCAAACGGTGCGCCTTTCGAAATCTATGTTTGGCGAAACAACTCGACCCAAGTCCGCACAAGAGTTTGGATTGGTAATTCGCCAACGGCCTGGGGGCAAGAGAAGATTCACAACTTGACCAACAACAATCTTGAACTTGTAATTTCGAGAAGAAAGGTTGAACTTAAAACCGCTACTGGCGCGATGCTTGAAGAACACAACTACGAAGGTGGATTCCCGGTGGTCGCGCATATGTCTGGTGGCGTTGGTCCATCAAATGCCACGATGCGTTTCTTTGCTGGTTGGGGTCACGAAGATGTTGACAGTATGATTATTGGCGGGTGGCGGTTCTGGGGACTAAACCTTAGCGACAGGGTTACATTGGAGATTTTAAGGGAAAGCCCAGAGTTATTCTTTGGCGAAAACGATTTCAGAGTCTATGACTTCGGAACGGGCAGCATTATGGGCGGCATTGTTGATATTAACGATCCGAGTTTCAAGATAAACAAGCCGTTCATTTTGCATTGGACAGGAACTGCCACGGGGAATGTGACCTCGATAAGAGCCAATGGCGTTCTATACCCAATTACAATGCAACGGGGCAAAGGTTCGTATAAAGCGGTCACAATGCCTTTCACCCCAGTGAATCGTCAACACTTGTTTATGGCGACTTCGGTTCCTACACAAACAGGCACTTGGCAGAACCAGGCATTACCGCTTAATTACAACGCGTGTGACTGGACCGATATGATCGGCGCACCGGCAGTGTTTCAGGCAACAGGCGAAAGCACGACGGGGTTTATGTCTCAAAAGGCCACAACAGATGCACTAGCCAGAGTAAAGGGCGAGGCTGAGGAAAGCAGTGCGACTGAAATTAACGAATTAAGAGATGTGATGCCGATAGATGCTGATTATTTGAAACGGGACGCCATTCAACGAATCGAAGCCGTCTTTGCAACAATAGACCATCCAACTTTTGATGAACACATTGTATCAATAGGATTTTCTTCTGATTGTGATATTCAACTTGCCAATTCGACCAATGTTGAATGTGTTGCGAAACTTACTGCGGCGTTGGATAGAATAGCGTCGAACGGTGGAAGCGGAACGGTGTTGGTAAAAGCTGGGACTTATGATTTTGCCAGTTTTGCTTATGACGGCACTGAGAAATTGAGCAACCTTCGGATAAAAGGCGAAGACAGAAATACAGTCTTTTTTAAGTTATCGAGTGAGAGCTGGGCCTTTTGGCTAAATGTTGAAGGTTGGCTCTTATTTGATAGATTGGCAATTGAATTCTATCAGGGCGACGACATCGGTTGGACGCCGTTTATGGGCGGGGGAAGAAACAACTTTAATTACAGTTCGTATGTCTACAACTGTAAGTTGATATCTTTCTCGCACCCAGATTTATGGGTTCACCTGCCAATGATGTTTATTGGCTTGAATGACCTTTCCGAGCTTCACTATCCGATAAGAGATTTACCATTTATTTACAAACAAGAGATTGACGGCAAATTGATAAACGAGGTTCAGTTCATTATTGATTCGGTCATAAAGGATTCAAGTGTTGTGATGCGAGGAAATTCGCTTGTAGTTGGAAATACATTCATCAACACGGACGTAGCAAGAAACTCTTTCATTTCTGTTTCGGGCGATATGCTCGTAGGCAACACATTTAGGAATGAAACAGATAAT